GCAAGAGAAGACGAGCAAGTACCTACTTATCCAGAAGACGCTAACGAAGACCGGAGTATAAGAGATCGGTGGGCTAGGTTGGCTAGTGGAGTCCATCGTAGGAACCTTTCAACAAGAAGCAAGCGTATGCTGACTTCTAAGATAATCTACTTAGCTAATAAATTCCAAGGTGAGCGTTTGTTTCTACCTACTAATTGTGATTTTAGGGGAAGAGTATATTATATTCCTACGTTTTTAAACCCTATGGGTTCTGATATCTGTCGAGGTTTGTTGAGGTTTTGGAGAGAAGAAAAAGTACGCAACAAAAAAGAAGCTAAGTGGTTAGCAATTCATGGATCTAATTGTTGGGGAAACGACAAGGTAAGTTTGGACGAACGTGAAGAGTTTTCTTATTCTCAAAAAGATCAGATACTTAGAATAGCTGAAGACCCTAAGAGTAACCTTGAATGGTTAAATGCTGATGCTCCTTTTTCTTACTTAGCATTTGCATTCGAGTTCGCAACTTTTCTTAAGGAGGGCAAAATTAAAACTAAATTGCCTTGTATGATGGATGCAACTAACAACGGTCTTCAAATTCTTTCAATCTTAACTAGGTGTGAGTACGGTTGTCTGTCTACTAACGTCTTACCAAGCGACATAGATAAACCCGAAGATATATACAACACTGCAAAACTACGTGCTGAACATTACATGCGTAAAGACGCAAAAGAAAACCATCCATATGCTCAAGTTTGGCTTGATTATGGTATAGATAGATCCTGTTTAAAAAGACCATGCATGACCTGGAGTTATGGACTTACTAAGTATTCTTGTAGACAGTACATTACTGACTGGTTTGAGGCGAAGATTCACGCAGATGGCTGCCCTTCCCCTTTTGATCTTAAAAATTATTACAAGGCTATTCATTACCTTTCTGAAATTGTATGGAGAAGCATAGAAGAAATTTTAGATCTACCAAAACAGTGCATGAACTGGCTGCAAAAAGTTTCTAAAATTGTAAGCAATCAAAACAGGCCAATAAAGTGGGTAACTCCCAGTGGGTTTCCGGTTAAGCAGGGATACACTAAATCTAAAGTGTCTAAAATTAGGACTCATTTGAGTGGCGAGATATTGCATATAAACTACAAAAAACATTCTTCTATCATAGACACCAAGAAAAATGCCCTAGGAATTTCACCAAATTTTGTACACTCTTTGGATGCGACTCTTTTACACAAAACAGTTCTCAGTTGCTGCAATGATTCTGATAAAGATATCTATGATTTCTCTATGGTTCACGACAGTTTTGGCACTCATTCAAACAAAGCTGAAGTGTTAGGTAGGTGCATTAGAGAACAAGCTGTTGATTTATTTAAGGATGACCTTTTATTAGATTGGCTTAATCAACTTAAAACCCAAAACCCAGATTTAGAATTTCCTGATCCACCAACTTATGGGTCAGCGGATATATCCTTAATAAAGGACAGTCCGTACTTCTTTTCCTAAAAACGGAAAACTTAAAAATAATAATAATAAATAAAGAAAGAAAAAATAAAATGGCAAAAATGAAAATAACTCCAGAAGGCGTTTTTAGTTACCCGAAGTTGATAACTCCAGACACTAAGTTTAATGACGATGGTGAGTACAGTTGTAAGTTGCACGTATCTGAAGAGGACTTTAACAAATTCTCTAACTTGGTACAGCCGGAAGTTGACGCAGCATATGAAGCTGAATGTGTTACTAAAAAGAAAAAACTAAAAAGAGTTACCTCTAGTCCAATCAGGATCACTGAAGACGGTGATTTTGAAATATACGCAAAACAAAAAGCAAAAGTAAGGTCTGCTAAAACTGGTGAAGAGTATGAGTTTTCAGTGGCTCTTTATGATTCAAACGGACAACCTCTTTCCAAAGATCTTAAAATTGGTGGAGGAACTAAGGGTAAGTTAGGAGTAGAAGTCTTTACTTGGCATCAACCTGGAATTGGAGGATTTGGTTATTCTTTACGTCTAAGGTCTGCTCAAATTATTGATTTAGTTGAGTACAACGGTGAAGCTTCTGGAGGCTTTGAAGCTGTTAAGGGTGGATACGTTGGAGACTCGGAAAGTTTTAATGAAAGCACCGAAGAAAACCAAGAAGATACATCAACAGTCGTACCGTTCTAATTTTGAAAAACAAACCGCTCTCTCCCTGCAAAGGGAGGGAGTTGATTTTTCTTATGAGACTTTAAAAATTCCATATTTTAGAAAGCAGACTTACACTCCCGATTTTATTATAGGAGACATTATTATAGAAGCTAAAGGCTACTTTAAAAGTGTAGACCGCACTAAGCATAAGCTAGTTAAATCTCAAAATCCTAGCTTAGATATAAGATTTTTGTTCATGAATGCTCACGTAAAGTTGAGTAAACGTAGCAAGACTACTTACGCTAACTGGTGTGATCAGAATGGGTTTTTGTGGTGTCATAGGAGGATTCCAGACGAATGGATACATCCTTTATAGAAACTAACCAACCATGTCCGGATTGTGGAAGCAGTGATGCTTTAGCAGTCAACGAAGACGGAAGCACTAAGTGTTTTAGTTGTGAAGCCTTTAATCCTAAAGGCGGTGGACAAGAGAAACTAAACCCTACTATGAAAAAACAAAATAACTTTGAATATTTAAAAGGGGAAGCCTCGCCCCTTCCGGCAAGAGGCATACACTTGGACACTTGTAAAAAATACAATTACAAAGTAGGCAAGAACGAAAAAGGCCAATGGGTACACATTGCAAACTACATTAATGATGATGGCAAGATAATTGGTCAAAAGATTAGAACTGAAGGTAAAGATTTCCAGATTCGTGGAAAAATATCTCATAGGTTTTATGGTCAGCATTTGTGGAAGAATGGAGGTAACAAACTTATTGTAGTTGAGGGAGAAATAGATTGCCTAACAATGAGTCAACTTCAAGCCAACAAATACCCTTGTGTTTCCATAAGTCAAGGTGTGGCTTCGGCTAAGACTTTGTTTAAGAAAAACATTCCTTGGCTTGAAAGTTTTAAAGAAGTCATACTGATGTTTGATGAAGATGAACATGGAAGGAAAGCTGTTAAAGAGTGTGTGTCTATACTTAAACCTGGAAAAACTTTTGTTGCAAGGCTGTCCGGTAAAGACCCTAACGATTTACTTATGCAGGGTAAAGGGGAAGAAGTTGTTAAGGCTATGTGGGATGCCAAAAAATGGAGTCCTGCAAATATCATAAATGGTGCAGATTTATTTGAACGTATATCTACTATCAAAAGCAACGACTCAATCCCTTACCCTTTTCCTGGATTAAATTCTAAAACTAAAGGTTTAAGAAAAGGTGAAATCTCTCTGTTTTGTGCAGGTAGTGGTGTCGGCAAGTCACAAGTATGTAGGCAGATTGCTCACCATTTACTGACAACTACTGACAAGAAAGTAGGATACATAGCATTGGAAGAGAACATAGAGCGATCCGGCCAAGGTATCTTAGGTTTAGAGTTAGGACGGCTTTTACATTTAGATCCTGTAGAGATAGATGAAAAGTATCATGAAGCCTATGACAAGACTGTAGGCTCTGGAAGGTTTTTTGTTTATGACCATTGGGGTTCGATGAACACTGAACAACTTCTTAACCACATCCGTTACATGGTTCAAGCGATGGGTGTTGAGTACGTGGTGTTAGACCATATCAGTATTGTTGTTAGTGGTATGAAAGAGTCTGAAATGGGCAACGAAAGAAAAGCTATCGATGTGCTGATGACGCAACTTAGAGCTTTGGTTGAAGAAAGTAACTTTGCTTTAATATTAATCAGTCACCTAAAAAGACCGGAGGGTAATAAAGGTTTTGAAGATGGATTGATGCCTAACTTATCGGCACTCAGGGGGAGTCAGAGTTTAAGTCAGTTATCAGACATTGTTTGTGCTTTATCTAGAAATTTACAGGGAGAAGAAAAAAACATCACGAAATTAAGTGTTCTTAAAAACCGATTTAGTGGGGAGACTGGTTTAGCGTGTTCATTAGAGTTCTGCCCCTTCACAGGAAAACTAACAGAAGTAGAAGTCAAAGGAGAATTTTAATGTGGATACTTCCAAAGCAACTATTAGACACCTTTCAATCTGCTCCGGTTACGAAGGAATTGGACTCGGCCTTAGAAGAATCTTCCCGAACATTACAGAAATCGCTTTTCTGGAGAGGGAAGCTTATCCCTTGGGAGTCTTGGTTAAGGAAATGGAAAAAGGGCGGTTGGCTCCGGCTCCTATTTGGACGGATATTGCTACCTTTCCATTCGAAGCGTTTCGAGGAAAAGCTCAAATCTGGAGCGCAGGATTTCCTTGTACCCCCTTCAGTGTTGGTGGCCTTCGCAAGTCGGACAGAGACGAACGACATTTGTACCCCTTCATCGAAGATGGCATTAGAAAGTGTAGACCTCCCATTGTTTTCTTGGAAAATGTCGAAGGAATCATCACAACAAAGACAAGCGAAGGAGAACCTGTTCTCAAGTTTATCCTCAGAAGGTTGGAATCATTGGGTTACATCAGTGAGGCAGGAATATTCTCAGCGTCTGAATGCGGAGGAGGCCACCAGAGAAAAAGAGTATTTGTATTGGCCTACGCCCACAGCGAGGGACTGGAAGGATGGGACAGCGAAAGCTTGCAAGAATACTCCAGTCAACTCTCTTCTGGGGAGGACAGTACACCACGCAAAGTACCTGCCCCAATCAACGAACCTCAACACCTTTGGGAAAGACCAAGAACTTTACCAACTAAATCCTGCTTGGACCGAGCAGCTTATGGAGTTGCCGACCGGACTGACCGAACTCGTCTCTTGGGAAACGGAGTGTTTCCTAGAACAGCAGAAAGAGCTTTCAGAATCCTCTCAAAAAAATTAACAAAAAGAATAAAGAAATGAAATATAAATACAACGTACTAATTAGCGACATAGAAACTAACGCTATAGATAACTGGCAGACACTTGAAGGTCTGAAAAAGATCCATTGCCTTACTGTTATAGATCCAACTACTAACGATCTATACGAATTCAACACCGAAAAAGACAACGTAAGAGAAGGCTTGAGGATGCTTCAAAATTCTGAGTATGTATGTTTCCATAACGGCATAGGATTTGATGCACCTGCTATCCATAAGCTTTATGGTATCCGATTGAACAAGTTGATTGATACAATGCTTATGGGTAAAGTCTTGTTTCCTGACATATCTGATTACGATTCTAAAAGGGGAGATACTTTTCCTAAAAAACTTAGAGGATCACACTCTCTTAAGGCTTGGGGTTTACGGATAGGAGTACACAAGGACGAGCATGGCGAGAGTGAAGATTGGGAAAACTTTAGTCGTGAGATGCAGGTTTACTGTAATCAGGATGTACGCACCACATTTGCTTTATATAAGCACCTTCTTCAACATAGTGTTTCTCCAAAAGCTTTAGTTCTTGAGCATGAGTTTGCCAAGATCGTAAGAGTCCAAGAAATGAACGGTTTTCCTTTTGACGTAAAAAAAGCTGAAGAGCTAGCTAAAGAGTTAAACGTAAAGTCTGCTAAGATTGAAAAAAAGATGCAGGAAATCTTTGCTCCTAAAATCCAGGAGATGAAGAAACCTAAAGGGTGGACTGTAGAAGTTGAAGGTTTTGAATACACCGCAAAAACAAAATTAGAGCTTAAGGGGCAGTTAAGGAAAGCCGGACTAAAACAAAACATTTCCGATCTTGCAACAAAACTTGAAAATAACGTTAAAGTTATACCTTTTAATCCTAACTCAACTCAGCAGTTAGCTGAAAGATTTATGGCTGATGGATGGGTTCCTAAGTATTTCACAGAAAACGGTAAACCTATTATTGATGACAAAGTTCTTAGGTCTATAAACACACCGGAATCTCTTATGGCTGCTGAGTACAAGATGCTCCGCAAACGACTATCACAACTTGCAGACGGTGGTTTTGGTTTTCTTAAAGTGGTGCAAGACAGTGGAAGAATTCATGGGTCAGTAAACACAGTCGGCACAATCACAGCTAGGTGTACACATAATAGTCCAAACTTAGCTCAAATACCTTCGACAAGAGTTGACTACGGTGAACAGTTTCGTGAACTGTTTAAAGCACCTTCTGGTAAAGTGTTAGTAGGTTGTGATTTGGCACAAATTGAATTGAGATGTTTAGCGCACTACTTACAACCTTATGATTCCGGTAAATACATAAGAGAGATACTTGAAGGTGACATCCATGAAGCTAATAGAATCGCTTCCGGTTTGGAAAAACGAAGTGATGCAAAAGTTTTTATCTACGCTCTCAATTATGGCGCAGGTGATATGTTGCTCGGTGAAATTGTAAACGGTGGAGTTAAAGAAGGGAAAGCTTTAAGGGCTAGATTTATGAGTAAGATGCCTGCTTTTGCAAAGCTTCTTAAAGACCTAAAAACTCAAATAGATAAGAAAGGGTTTTTAACAGGAATTGATGGAAGAAAACTTAAGTTTAAAGCTCACCACGTACTTCTTAATTACCTTCTTCAAAGTTGTGGCTCGCTTGCTATGAAACAGGCTATAGTTGAGTTTGCGTTGGCTGCTCGACACCCATACGAGATACACGCCAACGTTCATGATGAAGTGCAATTTTCATGTCTTGAAGAGCATGCAAAAGATCTTGGTAGAACTTTTGTGGCTTCAATAGAAAAAGCAGGGAAAACTCTAGGCATCAAATGCCCACTTGATGGCGAATTTAAAATTGGTAAAAACTGGGCAGAAACACATTAATATGAGTACAAAACAAACAGCAATAATAGATGGCGATATGATTGTTTATCGGTCAGCGTTTAGTTCTGAAAAAGAATGTAAATGGGATGAAGACGTTTGGACACTTCAGACTTCAATGTCTGACATGAAGAACATTGTAGATGAAACAATAAATTCAATTTTAAGAGACACAGAATGTGATGATTACATTGTAGTGTTTTCTGACAAGACAAATTTTAGGTATGAAATATTTCCTAATTACAAGTCCAACAGAAAAGATAAAAGAAAACCTTTAGCTCTTAAAGAAATAACAAAATGGGTATTTGAAAACCATAAAGGAATTTGTTGGAAGAACTTAGAAGCTGACGATGTCGTTGGTATGCTTTGTTGCTCTAATTCTAATTATGTAGCAGTCAGTGGAGATAAAGATTTCTACACGTTGCCTTGTGTTTTCTTCAATTTTCTTAAAGGTGAGACTAGCAACACAAGTCTTGAAGAAGCTAACTACAATCATCTTGTACAATCGATGTCTGGAGATACGGTTGACGGTTTTTCTGGTGCTTCTGGAATTGGACCTAAGACTGCTCAAAAACTCTTAGACAAAAATGGAGCAACTTGGGAAACCGTTGTGCAAGCTTATGAAAGTAAAGATCAGACAGAAGAAGAAGCTCTACTGAACGCTCAACTCTCTTACATTTTAAGAGATGAAAAAGAATATAATAAAAAGAAAGGAACAGTAAATTTATGGAAACCACAAAAGCAGAAGTAGTAGAAAGAAAACCACTACCGGACAGCGGAGCAAGGACTGAGTTTGAAACAGGCAGTGTTCGAGATTCTATGGAAGGGAAAGGCTGTCCTAACCAACTGCCCATAGCAGCGTTAAAGGCAGCAAGTCGCAGATTTGAACAAGGGGCTAACAAGTATGGGCCACGCAACTGGGAGAAGGGTCAATGTTATAGTAGATATATCGATGCAATTTACCGACATCTCTGGGGTTTCATGGAAGGGTGTGAAGAAGAGGATCATCTTAGTGCAGTTATCTGGAATGCCATGTGTTTGTATCAAACTAATGAGTGGATTAGTGAGGGCAAGTTACCCCCTGAATTAAGGGATATTTAATTTGTTCGGGTATAGGAGGACTAAAACATGAAAAATGGCAAGAAAAAGTTTATCCCTTAGAAAAGAACACAAGTCAAAAAAAGGTGGCCTAACCAAAAAAGGTCGGGACTATTATAACAGAAAGACAGGTTCTAATCTTAAAGCCCCACAACCACAAGGAGGTTCTAGGAAGAGAAGCTTTTGTGCAAGAATGTCGGGAGTCAAAGGGCCAATGAAGGATAAGAAAGGTAAACCTACAAGAAAAGCTTTAGCTCTTCGTAGGTGGAAATGTTAAATAATCATGAGTTTATACGAAAATATACACAAAAAAAGAGAACGAATAAAACAAGGAAGCGGAGAAAAAATGAGAAAACCTGGAAGCAAAGGTTCGCCTACTGCTAAAAACTTTAAAAACGCTGCTAAAACCGCAAAAGGTCGAAGCAACCTTAAAATTAAAAAGAAGAAAAGTTATTAATGGATAGAAGTTTTCCTGTAGTTTCTGACGAACTTGTAAAGTCTTTGGATGAAGTTTTTCCGGCTAAAGAGTTTAGCCCTAAAGATGATTTAAGAGATATGGATTATTACTACGGCCAACGAAACATCGTAAATTTTTTAAGAGCTAAAAATGCTGAACAACAAGAGAATATTTTAACAAGAGAATAATATGTGCTTATCAAGACCTAAGATGCCATCACAACAAGTGATCAACCAAACTGCGCCTTTACCTCCACCGCCTCCAACAGAGCTTGCGGAGGAAGTTGTAGATAAAAAGAAAAAAGATAAGCGTAACATAAACAGGAGAGGAGCTTCTTCCCTGACAATCAGAAGACCTTCAGTCAACCTTCCAAGTGGAGGGAGCGGAGCAAACATCAATTACTAATATAGAGAAAACTTATGTATTCAACAAACATTAATCTAAGCACTGCTAGTCCGTCCGAATCTTATTGGGATGGAAACGGAAATGGCACTTTAGACGCTACAACAACACCAAAGATAAACCCGTTAAAAGGGGGAACTTATTGTTTCCTGGCTTCTGGTGCTATCCCTGCAAGTGGATGTACAATAACACTTCAACAAAAAGTTGGCGGTACTTATGTGGACGTAGGCGATGATGCGGTTCTTACAGGCGCAGGAGGATGTGTATTTACTACGTCTCAGTCCGATGTAAGAGTTGTAGTCGCAGGAAACAACAATGCCACAAACAGTATCGATATCGTAATAGCACCAGTAAGCTAAAACACCTTTAAAACATGGCTAGAAAACTAGTAGCGAACCAAGACAATACCTCAACAAGCTCACTCGCTGAGCCTCTTTCGAGAGCAGTCGCAAGACCTATATTTGGTGAGAATGTTCTAGCCATTGATTATAACTTTGCTGAGAAAGGAATCCTCGATGACGATATCACTTTCAGCAGGGCTTCGGGAGCTACCCAAACTGGTTCCGATGGGTACATTAAGTTTGCTCCGAACAACCTACTTCCCTATTCAGAGGCGTTTAATCATTCGGACTGGGCTAAGTATAATGTAGACGCATCAGCTTCAGCCATAACCGACCCGTTTGGTGGAACTGGATCTTATTTTGTTAAGCAGACAAGTTCAGCGTCTAACACCAAACTCATTCTCGACAGCCATGCAGTTGATAATGGTGGTACTTATATTTTTTCTGTATATGCAAAAGCGAAAGAAATAAGTGTTCTCCAACTCATTCTTGGAAATGTAGCGATGGCAGGAGGAAACAATCACGCAAACTTTGATTTAACAAACGGAGCGGTAACTGCTACAGGTGGAGGATGTGTTGCTAAAATAGAAAAGATAGGAACAGACGGATGGTATCGATGCAGTTTAGCTGACACGACAAGTGCATCGGGAAACGTTCAGCCGACCTTTTCTTTATGCGTTAGCCCTACAGCATTAAGAGCCAATAGCTTTACTGGTACTGTAAATGATGGTCTTTACATGTTTGGGGCAATGTCGGAACAGACGTTCGATAAAAACGCTTCTCCTTCTGCTTACTTAAAATCATCAGGGGGTGCAGAGCATGGTGCGAGATTTGACTGGACAAAAGACGGAGACAAAAAAGGACTCCTGATTGAAGAGGCGAGGACGAACTCACAAACACATTCTTTTGATTTTACAGCATGGAGCAATGCGAGAACTACGGACTCTTTGGCTTCAAACGCTTTAGACCCAAGTGGAGGTACAGGATCAACTTACGTGTCTCAAAACAGTGGTGAAACAAATGCAGGATCTATTTACAAGTCACTTACATTTTCCGCAACAGATTATGTCTGGAGCATTTACGCAAAGAAAAAAGAAAAAGACTTCATCGTTGGTTATGATACTAACGCAGCAAGAACCTATTTCAATTTAGCAACAGGACAAGTTGGTACTACTCCTGCAAATGTCACAGCCCAAATGGAAGATGTCGGCAACGGATGGTATCGCTGTTCATTGAAATTTACTTCATCGTCAACTGGAGCGACTAATGTGGCTTGGTACTTAGGAGACACTGATAATAGTACAACAGTAACAGGTTCAGGGGGAGTTTATCTTTGGGGAAGTCAACTTGAACAGGGTTCCTCCCCAACATCGCTCATACCAACCTTCGGAGCTACTGCTGATCGTGCTGCTGACATAGCGAGTGTTTCTGGTACAGCGTTCAGTCGATTCTTTAAGGAAACTGAGGGTACTATTGTGCTTGATGTTCAGATATCAAGAGGTTGGAGTAGTCCAAATTACAACAGACTCTATGCCTTCACAAATGATGGTGTCGGCAACAATAGGATCGAGTCTTGGATTGCAGGTAACAGTTTTAAAGTTCATGCCGATGTCGTAGCAGGTGCAGGTACTTCTGAAGCAAAAAAGGCTTCTGACACTTTGATTACAACTGGAGAAATTGCTAGGATTGGTCAGGTTTACAAAGCTAACTTTAATAAAGCCTATCAAGATGGTGAATTAGGCGATCAAGACACTTCAGTTACGCTGCCTACAGGTGTAAATCGATTGAACATCGCAGGTTTACATGGCGCACTCAGTGCTACGCTTGGTGGATGGATACGCAGATTCCGTTACTATAACAAACGCAAAAGCGATAGTGCTGTACAGAAGCTCACAGACACCTCGTTTCTTCTCGACAAATTCAAGGGAGCCAAAGCAGCCCACAGTCTTAGAAGTTTGAGAGACGGCAGGGACAACTCGGCTGTAAC